TTATAAACCACTTCAGCCGGATCACGTCCCTGCTGCTTGGCTTCAATGATAATCCCGCGCAATTCAGCGTTGATCTGCTGGACACGCATCTGAGGATTGGCAAATGCCGGATTAGCCGCTGCGAAGGCTGACAACTGCTTGTCTCGCAAGGAGGACAGGTATTCCGTCGCCTTGTCGAAATCTGGCTTGCTGGTCTTCGCTTGAGCGACCGAATTGGACCACGTGTCCCAAATGACGCGCTCTTGCTGTTCGGCCTGCTGCTGCTGTTCGCGCTGCTTCTCCGAGTTGGTGATTTTCTCTTGCAGCTTCTGGTTCTGCTGTGCCTGCCATTTCATATAGCCGATAATATCGGTTTCGGGATCGGGCGGCGTTTCTTCCGTCTGCTGCTCAGGTTGCTGTCGCGCTGCCAGAAGCGTATTCCAGCGGTCGTTCAGTATGGCCTGCTGCTGCTTGATCTGTTCAAGCTCGGCCTTAGTCTTTTTGTGTTCCTCACGTTCGGCATGGAGTGCCTGATGGGGAACAAAGCGGCCCTTCTCATCGCGCTCCTGCGATGGTGCAGGCTGCTCAGTTACCGCCTGCTCGACTTCCTGTGCGGGAGCCTCGGTTGTCGGTGCTGACGCTGCGGTATCAACGACTTCCGTCTCACCGCCGCTTTCAAAGTAAGCCTGTTCGGAGGCTGTAAGACCGCTGTTGTTTTCTTCTGCCATGTTTCACCTGATTGCCCGTCACGTGGGCATACGAAGCATGATGCGCTCATGCGGAGCGAAGCCATCCCGAACGGATGGAATTAGTTGCCAGCCTTGCCCCTTGCGGTATTGGCGTTCTGCTGACGTACAGAATTGGACACAGCATTAACTGCTGCCTTCTGCATTTCTATCTCGGCCTTCTGCGTTGCAACAGCGAGGTCGAGTTCTGCCTTGCGCTGCTGAACCATCAGATCAATTGCGTCGGAACGTTCCTTGATCTGGGCCGATTGCTGTTTCGTCTGGATATCAACCGCCTTGCTCTGCATGTTCATTTCATGCTTCTGCACCTCTGCCTGCGCCTTCAACTCTTCCGGGCTTGGCGGCGGCGGGTTCTTAGCGGCTTCTTCCTGTGCCTGCTGGTATTTCTTCATCCACTGGTCAACGAGTGTGGCCGGGAGTGGCGAATATTTCAGGATTTGCAGGCCAATCTCTGGCGTCATGAAGTCCTTGAGGAGTGGCAGCATCTGCTGCAGCACGCCGAACGTACGTTCCTTCTCATTCGGGCTTGTAGGAGCATCATCAACAATGATGTCGTATTCGGAGCTGGCAATGGCATCGCGAGTGAGCGGCACGTATTCCTGCTTGTCTTCGCCAACAATGCGGATCAGACGGCCATCTGACAGATAGTTCTGGATCAGATAGAGCATCACCTTGCCCTGACGCTTGCGATAGCGGCGAAGGCTGTTGAACAGCGAAGCAAGCAGGTTAAGCGATGACTGGCGGCGCTGTGCTTCAAGTACGCCGGCCTGATCAACCTCACGCGTACCGATAAATTCAGGTGACAGGCCCGTTACCTGGCTGATTGCCTCCTTGCTTTCATTGAAGAGGGCAAAGAAGCCAGTCGGAAACTGTGCAACCGGCTTAGGCTGAATGCGCGTCGTACCGCCATTCTTGGCCCATGTGATGCTATCAGCCTTAGCCCAGCTTTCCTCTGCCTGCCGATCATCCTCGAATGCGCCACGCTCTGCGATAATGCCGCCCTTTGACTGGCTGTTGAGCAGATACATCACCTGAGAGAAAAACTTGTTGGCCCAACGCTGCGGGTCTTTGGTCGGGCGAACGACGCCGTAAAACTGCTTTTTCAGCTTGTCGCGGTAGCCGGTAACGCATTCCCAGCCGAACATTCCGGGCGGGACGGCTGGCTGATCTGGCTCTGCGAGCAGATCGCGTCCGATGAAGGCGCGCTTCACAACCTTGCGTGTCTGCTTGACCGAACGGAAGCCGGGAACATTGCGCTCTAGCAGCTTAACCTGCTCCTTGGTGTATTCGCGGATTTGGCCCGTCGATAGATCAGGGCCACGATAATACGTCTCACGCTCCAGCCAGCGGCATTCAACGAGAGTGCAAAGCTTGTTGTTATACTGCTCTGCGAATTCGTTCTGGTCGCCCGTGTAGAAATCAGCCTGTGTCTGATCGTGTGGCCCTGCGGGGTCCATGGCGAGCGTCTTTGCCCATCCAGCATGAAGCAGTTCCGGCGCCACGTCCGGGAACATCTCTTTCACTTCCGAATATGGCTTCTCATCAATGAACCACAGACGGCATGCATCTTCGAGATTGGGCTTAACCGCGTTGCAATCCCACGCCATCTTGAGCGGGTCCATGCGCTTGACGACAGGCGCGCCATCTGGATCAAGCTCGAAATCAAGGCGCGTGTCAGTCCAACCCATACCGCAAATGACGCTATCCTCAAATGCGTCGCTGTCCTCATCCTCTGCTCCAGCCTGATCACGAAACCATTCTGCTGCACTGGTAAGAAGCTCGTTAGCCTCAGCATCCCCCATTTCACGCGGGATATAGCGAACTTCACGGCGGTTATTGATCTCCGAGCCAACGACAGCGTTGACCAGAGGCGCAACGCGATTGAACGTCATCGCCGGTCTGTTCTGCTGGCGAAGCGCGTTCGTGTCTTCTTCTGACCACTGATTGCCAGAATAGAAGTCGAAATCCTCGCGGGCTTCCTTGCGCCATTCCAGAACGTGCTGAATATCCTGCTTGTACCAGTTCTTCAGCTTCTGGCTGAGCGCGTCCTTATCAAGGCGCGATGTATCGCGGCCCTCAGTCTCATCGACCGAAGGCTTATAGTCTTCATCTGCTGCCATTGATTATCCTGCCATCCACGATGTGGAAGATGATGAACGACCGCCGTAGCGGCTCTGCCTGCCCTTTATCGTGGGCTGTTCGTAATGAATTGCCATCAATCCGAATGCGTCTGCACTGTGCGATGACCAGTCATGATCTGGCCCCAGACCAATGCCACGCTGTTCGTCTTTCTTTTCGTGATACCAGCCAAGCGCATCGCGCCCGCCTTCTGTCGTGGCTTCATTGAACCAGATGGACGGGAACAGCCTGCGAACCGCTTCGATACGCATCTTTGCCGCGCCCGCGCCTTGGTTCGGGATGACTTCAACATCAAAGCCCGCATCTTCCAGCGCTGAGCGGTAACTTACGTCATGAACCTTGTCTTTCGTGTCGCCGTCATGCGGCAACACGCAAAGAGCGTTGCCATATCCGTTATCACGCAACCATTGCACATGAACTGCGAGAGGCTGGCCCTGAGCCTCGTAATGATCCAGAACGCGGATTTCTCGCCCGATGAACTGTGCTATCCAGATCGCGGTATGATCAGCCTTGGCGCCGGTTCCGCCGATATCCCAATAAGCCCGGATCGTCATAAGCGGGTCTTTGGCGACCTTGCTTATACGGCCTTCATTCTTCGCATCAGTCAGATGCTTGGCGAAATATGCGCCGTCGATCACGGTTGCATATGCACCTTCCCAGACATGCGGATATTGATCTGGTCGCTCTGCCAAATCCGAAATCCTGTCACGCTCTAGCTTGGCCGGGAATTTCGGATTATCCCGCCAGTTGATTTCCGTACCCTTGACCCGCTTGCTTTCCGTCTTGCGAAAGCGCTTTTCAACCGGCGCATCCTTGCGCAGCGGGTTCCATGTCACCCAAAGCTCTGCGTTCCAGTCGTCGCCCTCTTCACGAAGCGTTGGAATGAGTGTGCGCCATGCCTCGTCTGTGACAGGCTCAGCCTCATCCACCCAGCAGAGAAGCAAACGACCTTTCGACTTGATGCTCGCAATGTTCCGATCAAGGCCAGCGAACGCGAATGAAATGCGTCCATCTTTGGACTTGATGTATTTTTCTCCAATCTCGTAATAGTCGAGAAGGAACGGCTCATCTTCAATCGCCCGCTTGATTTCCTCCAGCGAACTGTCAGCCAGCGAGTTCATGAACTGTCGGGCGCAAAGAATAATTCCAGATATGCCCTGCTTGCCGTACTGATAGCCCTTCACAGCGGCCATCTTGGCGAATGATCGTGTCTTGCCTGATCCTCGACCGCCCCATGCGGCTCTTACGTCAGCATCACCCGAAAAGACCGGGATCAGCTTGGGAGGCAGTTCAATCCTCACTGTTGTCATTGCCTGTCAACGGGACAATCTCAATGCGGTTGATCGTTTGCAGTGGATTGTCTGCATCGCCCTTGTGTTCAACGCTGGCAAGCTTTGGATGAACATACGGCGCTGCTGCCTTTGCAGCTTCGAAACGGCTTTCTGTGTCCAAGCTCTCATCGCGAAGAATGTTCAGCATGTAGTCGAGCGGCGTAAGACCGGATGCTTCGATCTTCTCAACCAGCTCTTTCGTTTTTTTGGCGATAGCACCAGCAGGACGGCCAGCACCTTCGCGCTTACCACCGCGAGCCATTGTTTGATTTCCTTTGATTTTTTATCAGAATGGTGGTGCTTACTTTAAAGTCGCCCGACCAGCTTGCACCCGCCCAAAGAACGAAGCCAAATCGCTTGAACTAGTAAAAGCGCGCCTCTCTGGGCGCTTCATCGGGTCGATAGTGGCCTCAACAATAAAACCGCCATCAAGAGGTATCACCCGATAAGCCAGATAAGACCGTAACACGTCATCATTTTCCATCACTCAGCACCGCTCGTTGTCATCCACCCACCACGGCTTTTCTGCCGGGGGCGCGAAGGCTTCTTTTGTTGCATAGCAGCCCGCCGTAATAGCCCACCCGATAATCATTCCGATCAAGCCTGCGAAGAGAATATCCATCACCCGTATTCCTCCAGCATCTTCGCCTGCTCGCGCAGAATGTATACCACCTCTGACGGGCTATCCGTATCCATGAATGCAGATATGACAGCTTCAAGCATGATCATGTTGCGAGCGCGCCATACCTTGATCGTGGATTTGTTCGCTATGTCGTTAAGAGCCTTAAGCTCCTTCTTGGAGGGCTTGGGCATGGATGCTCTCTCCAATGAAAAAGCCGCCACCCGAAGCCGACGGCTGAAAGATGCGGGCAGAAAGTGAATGGCGTCACCCTCTGCCCTATCGGAAACGGTTCCAATCGCTAGTGCGTTAGTACCGGTCCATCACAACTGTTTCAGAAACGGGCCGGACGCGATCCCGGCTTCATGCTTTTGCTGGCCCATGAAGGTGATAAGAGGGGCCATTGTTCGCCTTATCGGGTTCAGTCACCTACAGCCTACTACCTTACGGGGCATGACGAAACAGCCTACTGCGCTTCTGCTTTCAGCGCCGCCGTTCTGATTTTTGCCCTAGTCGGCGCTCTTTTGAGCCGTCTGGCTACGAGGACTTCCCCAGACCCGTTCTCCAACCACGGCTATCTTCGCTGGCCGTCAGCTACTTGCGAGGGTCGGCGCTTGATACGCTCGATGTACGAAACGCCTCGCATTCTGGTGCCGACAGTAGGATTTGAACCCACAGCCTCCGGTTTACAAAACCATTGCTCTACCGTTGAGCTATGTCGGCATGAATCAAAAAGCGGCCCGAAAGCCGCTGGAAATCTGGATTTTGAACGCTTTACGCGTCAGCGTAAAAATTCATGCGCTTATTCGTGTTTAATGTCAAGCTGCTCTTGGCATCCTGAATATTTTCCCCAGAGAATTGAGCGCGCAACGCAAATCAGGAAGAAGGTTGACCACGTCCTTATTCTCAATGACAACTGTTTCGACGGCCATCATTCCAAGAGGTCCGCTCTGAAGAATGGCATGGCGGCAATCCTTGTAAAGCCTCTCAATGGCAGCGTGCTTGCGCTCCCTGTCCAGATCAAAGGGATCGCGGCTGTCTTTCCCGCCCGCCCTATTGAGGTCGGAAGATGACCTGACGCGTCCTGCCTCGATCACCGCCTGATAATTCTCATGCAGTTCAAGGAAGCTGATAGCCGTCTCGAAATGCGTCTGGGTGAATACGTTTTCGTGCAAACCTTCTGGATTGCGACGGCGCGCCCGCTCGTAGTCATTGCGCCATTTGGCTATGACAAGGCCATGCTCCTGCAATCTGGCCTCGTGGATAGTCAGGGCCGGATTATCCTGTCTGCGCTTCCACGTCGCCGTTTCAAGCGCAAGCCGTTCTTCAAGGCCCCTGATATGCAATTTGCTCTCCTTCGATCTGCTGATCTGACCGGACGGAGTACGCAGCACACCCTCCTTCTTCGGCCTTCCTCGCTTGCTCTTCTTCGCCTGTAGTCTCGCCGCCTTGGTCTTCATGTCGTTCCTCGCTGCCTCAGTACTTCGCCAAAATCCAAAACCAAGCCACTATCGCGAAAGCCACGCCGACGATTGCAAACGACGCTGGCCAGCCAATACCGTTCATAATTGCGTGATTGATCGCTTCGTCCATCGCCCTCTCCTATGCCGCTTGTTTCGAAAGGCGCGCCATGGTCGCCTCTCTGCCATGAAGTGAAATGAAGGCCGCTGCTTGCTCTCTGCTCTCAAAACCGAACAGGTTCACCGAATGAAGAATTGTCGTGTGATCGCGCCCGCCTAAGTGCCGTCCGATTGCTGGAAGGCTCATATCTGGGCGGAATGCCCAAGCTGACAGAACAGCAAAGTGCCTGATATTGCACATCGAACGTGTGCGTCGGTTCCCGACAATATCATCAAATGTGAAAGCAGTACCTGCTACCGCATCGGAAACAATATCCCGGATCGACAGGCGAGTATCAGCCTTGCGAATTCCCACTTCCCGGTAAGATGCGATAATGTTGTGATATATTTCCTGCCGTTTGCGCTCAGCTTCCTTTCGCTCTTGTTCCCGGCGCTTGGCTTCAAGGCGCAATTGCTCCTTGCGTTCCCTCTCCGCTTCGATGCGATCAGCATTGCGTTTGGCGATAAGCGCCTTAGCTGCTCTGTCAGTGTTTCGTGAGTAAGCTGCGGCGTACATTAAGCGGCCCTCCCTTTTGGAAATGAGTAGCAACGGGCAAGGCCGGCGGGCTTTTCGATGGCTCCGCGCTTGACGAGGCTGTGAACCAGCCGGTGCCCGCTTGTTCTGGATGAAAAGCCAAGGCCGATACGAATTTCATCGTAGGACGGCCCATAGCCATTTGTTGCGATGTAGCCCTTGATGAAATCCAAGGCCTCTTTCTGCTTTGGAGTTAGCGTGTTCATGCTGCGACCCCTTCTTTGACTGACTTGATGAATGTCTCGATTTCAGACGGCCCGCCCTTCGGCAGATATGCCGCCCCCTTCCACGGGGCTTCCCATGGCCATCCCTGTGATTGGAAATATTCACGCCACCGTTGATGAATGGCGGTGCCTGGATTTACTGGCTCCAAAAGCTGCACAAGCGAGCGGTATCTATCCTCAACGACCACCGGATCATGAGTTTCATCCATGGCCTTGAGCCGCGGGAACCCGTACTTGCTGACGTGATCCAGATGGAACTTGCGCCCCTCCTCGCCGCCTTTGGCGATGACACTTGCGAGAAATGCCGTGGGCTTCGGCATGTTTGCAATCGGTCCTTCGGCAAGGATTGCCATCCGCTTGGCGAACCACATCGGGTCATACTTCGCCACACCGGGCTTGGCTTTGAACGGGTCTTTCGGCTCAGGAGAGGAAATCGTGACAACCCGTGCCCACCGCTTTTCCGAGAGATACCGGCTGAAACAGCAGATTGTCTTGCGTCCGCCCTTTCGGCTCTGAGCCACATAGGTGTCGAGCCATCGTATTGCTTCGGACCTGTCGGCTTCGGAAAGGCATTCCCATGCCGTCCGTGCTTCGCCTTCGCTGTCACTGACGTAGGAAGGCCAACGAGAGAACCCCTTCTGAAAATCCAAATCGGAATTATCCGCGCACTCGTGCGCATCTCTCTCAGGGTTATTAATTACTGGTTCTATTACAGGGTTAGTGTCTAAATTTTGGACACGGAAATCCTCATTTTTTGGACACGGCTTTTCGTCAGATTTGGACACGGCTTTTTGCTCACCGTGTCCAGAATTTAGACACGGAAAATCAGGCTCAAAAGCAAAGCGATAACGGGTGGATTGCTGGCGATTTGAGCGCGACTTGCGCTGCTCGCGATAAATCAATCCAGCCTGTTCCAGATCGGCAAGCTGGTTATTCAGGGATGCACGCGACATTTCGCAGTCAGCGGCTAGCGTTTCCTGGCTGGGGAAACAGCCATGATCTGGATGATAACGGTCGCACAGATGCCAAAGAACAATCTTCGCGGCAGGCTTAAGCCCGCGCTGTTTGATCGCCCAATTGGTCGCTTCATGGCTCACTTGACCACCTCCACCTCAATACCGAGGAAAGAGCGCACAAGCTTGCGCTTGAGGCGGAATACGGGCGTTTCAACACCTTTCACATCGATGACGCGAAAGCGGTCTTCCTTGAAATCCCAGAAGGCAAAATCAGCCTTGTATGTTGTGATTGTTTCACCCTTCGGACCATAGACCACGAATGGACGCTGAAGCTCCACCCCGCCGACTTCTCCAGCCTTCTCGCGCTGCTTAAGCTCAGCGTAGAAGCGAGCTTCTGCCTTGCTATCGAAGGTGATGCCGTCGAGCGTGGTTTTCTTCGCGCCGTACTTGTTGCGCTTTGCTGTCTGGCGGAATTCGGCTGCGGACATTTTCATTCTGCAGCGTCCAGACAAAACAAGGATGCTGTCTTTTCCTCGTCCAATGCTTTGAGGTTACGGACTGCCTGCGAAAAGTAGGACGGCTTTAACTCGAAACCGATGCCCTTGCGTCCCGCCGCAACTGCGCCGTAAACTTCGCTGCCAATGCCAAGAAATGGCGTCAGAACCACATCGCCGGGATTACTCCACAACTCTATGCACCGCTCGATCACGTCCAGTTGGAGCGGGGAGATATGCTGTTCGTCTTTCTCATCACGCCCGGCGCGATATTGCAGGGTGCGGCTCTGGTTTATGTCCATCCAAACGGGAGATGCATACCGCTGCCAGACTTCGATAGAAAACCACTTCTCGGCCTTTGCGCGTTCCTCGCCGGATGCGAGACGATCAGCCAATGATGTTGGTTCATTTCCATAGCCGACATAGCGATCAAACATGCCGTCAACCGGTTCGGGATTATCGCCCGGCTTGCGGAACATCAGCATATAGTCAGCAAGTCCCTGCCCGCTGATCGTGCTATCCTTGGTGATCTGCTTATGCAGAAGGCGGATTGACTTCGTGCGCTGCTGCGCGACAACTGGATCTTTCCAGATGCAAACTTCACTATGGAATATCCATCCGGCGTCCTCGTAAGCACGAACGACCTCACCACGAAAATCACGCATACCGATATGGCCGTGTCTGATCTTGCTAGTCGGCAACTGCATTACGTGGACAGCATGAATGCGCCCCGGCATAGTAACACGAAGCAATTCTTGGATCAGAAATGCGTAATGCTCCCAGAATTGATCGCCGTCATTATTAGAAATGTCCCGATCATAATTCGAGAACTTATAAAGTCCCTCGAATGGGGGGCTATGAATGCCGAAATGGACGGTTCCGGTAGGAACGCCACGTATTAGATCGCAGGCATCGCCCTGATAAATCGCATATCGGTCATTGACGACCTGATCGACAGCCTTGATATTCATGCCGCTACTCCTGTCAGCCATTCTGGAATTGTCATCGGAATTGATGGGGCGTAGTCGGGGCGCTCTCGCACAGCGCCCCGTACCGCTTCGCTGGATAGATCAGCCATATGCATGACCATCGCTGCCGCCATTCGTTCGGCGTCGGCTTCCTTGCGGCGCAGGTTTGCGACGATAGCACCTTCCGTTTCTGCCGCGATGAAATGAACATTGACGGGTTTGGTCTGGCCGAATCGCCAGAAGCGACGAACGGCTTGGAAGATCTGCTCGAAGCTGTCATTCAGACCAACAAAGCCCGTATCGGCGCAATGCTGCCAGTTCATTCCAAAACCGGCGATTGATGGCTTGGTAATCAAAACGCGGATTTTGCCATTGGAGAAATCGACCAGCTTTCGGCGCTTGTCGTCATCCTTGTCCGACCCGGACAGATTGACTGCACCGTCGATTGCCTTGGTGAGCGCGTCGGCCTCGCTGTTGAGATTGCACCACCATACGAACGGCTTGTCATTAGGCGTCAGGCTGGCAGCAAGCGCGACACGTTCCTCCACGCTGTCTTTCCGTGCCGAGATGCGTTCCTGCATCGTGCGGGCTTCCATGGGGAACAAAAGACCGGTCTCAAGGCTCGGCGCATATTCGACTTTCACCGTGTGCTGATGGTAGGCCAGTGGCGGCAGGTCGTAACCTTCGTTGTCATATCCAAGGTCGGACGGCTTGCGCAGCATGACTGACCAAGACGCCATCCATTTCCAGAATTCGGTTTCAGCATGGCCCTTGAGCCGCCATTTCTGGGTCTCACCGCCATCATGCGTGAAGAAGGTTGCCAGCATGTCGGTGTATGACATGACACCTAGAAATTCCGCGTGGTTGCCGAGTTCCATGAAATCATTCGGCGCTGGCGTCGCAGTGGCGGCCAAACGAAAAGGAATGGTCGAGCATTCTTCAATCAAGCGATTGCGATATTTGCCGTCCGTGCTTTTCAGGATGCTACTTTCGTCGAGCACGACTCCGCCAAACTTGGATAGATCGAAATGATCTATCTTCTGATAATTGGAGACGTTGACGCCCCACCCTTCATCTGGGTGAAAACTCACTAGATTGGCAGCAATGCCGAATTTGTCGGCCTCTGTGATATGCTGTTCGGCCACGGCAAGCGGCGCAAAGATCAATGTCGGCTTGCCGCTATAGGCGCTGACCTTCTCCGCCCACGTCAATTCCATGAGCGTCTTACCAAGGCCAGTGCCAGCGAAAATAGCGGCGCGTCCGCGGCGCAACGCCCAACGAACAATGTCATTTTGGTGCGGCTTGAGGACGGCCGGAATATCGACGGTGCCGGCTATTCCGGTCATCGGATCGACAATGCGCTTTCTAGAAAGGAAATTTTGGTAAGCGTCCATCATACACCCCACTTTGCAAAAGCGAGCGCAACAGCCAGAGGAATAAGTGCACATGCGACAGCAATGAGGTACGGGCGAAGGTCGATCATTTCTCACCTTCCTCGCGTCGTTCCAGCTGTTGTCTTGGATGCTTTTTTCGCTTCACGAACCTTCGCCAGAAGCTGCGAAGCCTCGCGTTCAAAATTTTCCATATCAACATCGACGTTCCCCGCCTTTTCTAGTTCAAGCTCATGCTGCAGGCGTGCGATCTGCCTTTCGCAAATGTCGAGGTAGGCCGAACGGATGCGTTGATAGATCGTGGCATCAACCGACTTGGCGCGGCCAATGCGGAGATTGTTCATTGTCCAGTAAGACAGGCCGTAACGGCGGCTGAGGCGCTTCAGGGCATTGGCGTTATCGCCCCACCCTTCCGTTTCTTTCTTCAGCATGCCGCGAACGTATTCACCGGCCATTTCGCAGCTACTCATCGGTACGCGCTCCGAAACTAATTGATGCTCGATTGACTGAATTTTTGAGTCCGTCATGCACAAAGCCCTTCGCTAAGTTGCTGATCAGACAGAGACGATCAGTCACAAAGCGAACAGAAGGACGGACATGGAACACATCGGGCATGCAGCATGGCGCGTTCTGCAAAACGCACGAAAAGCAGCGATTGCCCGAAAAGAAAAAGACGCGGGTACCGAAATGCACAGCGCAGAGGGGGTTCCAGGTATTTCTGCCTTGAACGCTGCGCTTCGCCCGGAGGCACCCGCTACCGTCGAATATCCGGGCGAACGGAAAAGATCGCGACACAAAGGACGCTCGACGGGTTCTTGAATTGGAGATTGAGCGAGGCTTGTTCCTCATCGCCGCCCCTCGCTCGAAAAGGGAGCCTCACCGCGCTTATTGAAGGCGGTGAGGCTTTCTTCGTCAGTGTGGGAGGAGTTCACCAACGAATGAAAATTCTGCAATGCATGTGCGTGCGTGCGACCGCTCGCGCTCCTGCCGGTCTTACGGCAAGAGGCGATGAATGTTCCATCATGGGTTGGGAAAACGGTCGCGGTCATGGCTTACGACATCCCCAAAGCGTCCATGTAGAGTTGAAGCATGGCTTCTTCCTCTTGACGCTCGTGGTCTTCCTTGCGGCGGAGGCGGACAATTTCGCGGACAATCTTCTTATCGAAGCCGCTGCCATTGGCTTCCGCGTAAACTTCCTTGATATCTTCGCCTATGGTTCTTTTTTCTTCTTCGAGGCGTTCAATTCGCTCAATGAATGCCCGAAGCTGGCCAACGGCAATCGTCTGCGCTTCCGATGTGATATCGTCGCTCATTATACGGTTCCTGATAGGGTTGATGGTTGCGGTTGTCGCGCAGAGGCTCGGACCTCCTTGCGGGATCGGTGTGAGGCGAGCCACACATACGTGACGCCCTTTAACCCTCGCTTTGAGCACGCTGAGACGACCTTATCCCAATGCTCGGGAGCGATACTGTCGCGCCGTCGCATTTGCCTTGCTGCCTCGTATCCGCAGCCAACATCCCGGGCGAAATCTGAAATTTTGCCCCAGCTATCAATCAGGTCGGTAATGGTGTCTGGCGTGTTCATCATGGTTGTATCGTACATAACGTACGACAGCATTGCAACACAAATCGTACACTATGAACGACAATACTACGTCATAATGTACGAATGGAACCGAAAGACCGTTTGAAAGAAGCGCGAATTAAGGCCGGGTTTGAAACCCCGAGTGATGCCGCACGCGCACTTAAAGAAATCAACAAGAACACCCTGATTAGCAACGAGAACGGCAATCGTCCGATCTCACGCAAAGCTGCCGAAAAATATGGTGAATTGTTTGGTGTCGATCCGGGGTGGATACTTTTCGGTGAAGGCGGCTCACCTGAAGATAAAATAAGCGGGGCAACACAGATCGAAGCCATGTTGCGCCGCATTAAAGGCCTGAACGATCAAGACATTCTTGTCGTGATGAGTGTCATAATGAACGCAATTCGCGTGAATGGCGACGAACAAGAACAAATTCAGCTTGATGATCAATCTGGACAGACCACTGACCGCCATAAAGTGAAGCCATAGTCTCAGCTAACTCGTTAGCTTTGAACTCAGCCTTTCTCATCGCGGTAAGCAGACCACCATTCAGCGTGGCGACGCGCAATAATTCCAGCCTATCACCTTCCTTGCCCGGCTGAATGGTTACGAATTTAATCATTCATTCCTCCCCGCCGCTATATCTTTTCCATTTCTTCGACTTCTGGCGGCAGTCTGTCGCCATGAGCGAAGATGAGCTTCGGTTCTTCATAATCGCCGGTATCTGCATCACCCTTGTTCACAAAGGCAATGACAGCAGGCTTGATTGAAGCCAGCTTCTCGGCAACCCGGCGCGCATGGCCTAGGTCTTTTGCCAGAAAAGGTGCATCGGCATTGAGTTTGCCCTTCGGTGCCTTGCTATAGGCTTGCACCACATACTGCGTTTCCATGCTCATACTCATACTCCCTGTACGCTTGTTATGTGCGACAGGATGACTCAGAAAACGGAACAGAACAAGAACATTCTTGACGAAAGGTAAACGGCATTTTGCCGCCACTAGATGTGGTGTAGAGGAAGAGGGAAAAGGCCCATAGCCTGTTTAGCAGTGGACGGCGAACCGTTTTCGAGCACAACGCGCGCCGATATTCACAAAAGTATTTACGTTACGTTACTTTTTAAATGCACTGCCTTGAAAAGGCTTTGTTGTGTCCCCATTTGGAACAAATCTGTGCTAGCCACAGATACAGAGCGACCCGGTCAGCGCGCCAACGCTGCCGGGTCTGAATACCAACTTTGCGGCTGGTCAAGTGATCACTTATGGGCTTTAGATATGTTCTCCGCCCATGTTGTCAAGGGAAATGTTCCCACTAGCCGCGTTCAATGTGACTGCTTTCTAAGTTGAGCACCACATCAACATATTGAAAAGGCTAAAGAATTTGGCAAAAGATATAACAACGAGCACCACCCCTGAGCAAGGCGAACTGAATCTTTTGGTTGCTGTTGAGACCGAGAGAAACGGCGTAGGCATGGGCGTCCTTAACAATGGGACACCCTACCTTACTTTGCGGGGGCTCGCCGCTATGTGTGGCGTTGACCACTCATTGATCGTGAGGATTACATCCCAATGGATTGATGAACCGTTGAAGCCTCGCGAAAAGCGGATCCGAGAGATTATTCGCGAGAATGGCGGCGACGACACAGTCGCATTCTGGGGCGTCCTGAAAGACGGAACTATCCAGCATATTGTGCCGGACGTGGTCTGTATGGCTATCCTAGAATACTATGCGTTCGAAGCCAACAGCACCGCCCAAGAACACGCACTTCGCAGCTTCCGTATTCTTGCTCGAAAAGGATTTGAAGACTTCATCTATTCGCAGGTGGGGTATAACCCATCTGGCGCCGTAGATGTTTCTTGGAAGCAGTTCCACGATAGGGTTTCTCTTTCATACCATACTGTTCCAGATGGCTACTTCTCTGTCTTTAAAGAAATTGCCGACATGCTTGTTACGATGATCCGCGAAGGCGCAAATCTCGGAAACAAATTTATTCCTGACATTAGCGTCGGTCAGGCATGGGCAAAATATTGGAAAGAAAATAGCCTTGAGGTGTTGTACGGCGAGAGAAAGCAGTATGACCACAATTATCCTGCGTATTTCCCGCAAGCTATGTCGAACCCTCAGCCCGCATACTGCTATCCAGATGATGCCTTGGCAGAATTCCGGAAATGGCTGCGGAAAACCTATCTGACGACAGGCTTCCCAAAATATCTTAACAACAAGGTTCAGCAGGGACAAATCCCAGCAAAGCATGCGGCGGCAGCTATAGAGGCGTTCAAGCCAAAGGCTATAGCTTCAAAGCCATCATAACCTATAACCCCGCTTCGGCGGGGTTTTTCATTACAAAGCCCCGGTTCGCGCCGGGGCTTTTTGTTTGCGCGCCGCGCGCCGCGGTTCACATAGCCGCCTCCCCTATCCTCTCATTTCTCCGCCTTATTGCGCCCGGCCACTGGTCGGGGCTTTGCGCTGTGATTCTATCACTGCCGCGTCCTATGGCAAACCATTTCGTACAAAATGAACTCATATCGTACATTTTGTACTTGACTGGTGTTCGTACGTTTTGTACGGTTATCTCAACAAACGAGTTGGGAGTTTCCAAATGAACATTGCAGTTCAACTTACACATACCGACTTTGCCAATGCCCTTTCTGGGCTGACGAACTCCGTCAACAAGCCGCGTTTCCTTTCTGATGTTCTGGAAATCAAACAGGCTCGCGGCGACGACGATATTGCCTTCTTCAAGCTGCAATGCCGCATGTTCCAGTCCCGCTTTGGCGCGACGATAGAAGGCGCTCACAAAACAGCCCTCAAAGGTGACGCAGCCCTGCGCATCTTCGCTGAAATGCTTGAGGAGTTCATGTGATGGCAGACACGAAGTTCACACCGGGGCCTTGGGACTTATTGGCTGGGTGCTACACGCCAGAGAACGGCTATTTCTGGATGGTGCAAGTCGCAGATAGAACCACTGCATATGCATTTGAAGAAGCCAACGCCCACCTGACCGCCGCAGGGCCTGATCTTTATGAAGCCCTTCAAGGGGCAATCGGAGCGCTTGAATATAGCGTCGACTGTGCCCGAGATGACGGCAACAACTCGGATATCGATTTTGCACAATCGAAGCTTGATGCGGCGATGTCTGCTCTCGCTAAAGCAAGGGGTGAAGCACATGGCTGACCACCTCACTGAAACCGAGGTCAGGCGGCTGATCGCTGAAATTGAGCATCGCCTCAAGACCGATCCACACGTCCCGACCCGTCGCTATCTCGCTGAAAAGCTTTTCGAACTCACAGACCTTCTACAGGAACAGGAAGGAATTGCAGCATGACGCATACTTACGAATTCTGGACCGCCGCGCTTGCAGACCCGAAAGAAGTAGGCAAGGGCCTGCCCGTTCACGAAGGCGATGCTCAGCCGGGTTTTTACCGCAAGCGAAACGGCAAGGATGGGCCTTGGCTTCCGGTCGCCATCTGGGAACAGGACGGCCAGCTTGTTGCAAAGATTGGCGACAAAATGGGTGACCCGATTGACCTCTGGTCGTGGGTTTGCCGGTTCCCGGTTTCTGAGGCTGCATATCGTAAAGCCGTCGATGGTAACGGTTGGGATGATGACGCACCCGTTGCGCCAATCGGTCACAATTTGCCGGATGATCCCCACGAAGCGCTTAAGCTGGAATTTCAGGCCGAGAAGGAATTGGCCGATAGATTCCTGAAAACGCCTATCACCACTCAGGAACAGGCCGACAAGGCGGCGGTCTGGTCAAAAAAACTCGCCGGGATCGCCAAGAAGGCAACCGATCTGCACAAGGTCGATAAGCAACCTCATTTGGACGCGGGCCGCGCTGTCGATGACAAATGGCGCGACCTTAAGGAAGAACCTGCCGACTTATCCAAGAAGCTTAAGCGCCACATGGACGCATTCCTGATCGAGCAGCAGCGCATTGAAAACGAGCGCCGCCGCAGGGAGCAGGAAGAAGCTGACCGGTTGCGCCGTGAGGCTGATGAACGCGCCCGCGCCGCTGAGCAAGGCAACGACGAAACGGCATTGGCCGAGGCCGAACAGCTAAAGGCAGAAGCTGCCGAGCGTGAAAAGGCTGCACAGGCCACGAATGCGCAAGCTGGTCGTACTGGGGCAAAGGTCAGCCTTCGCACTTTCGTCTCTGCCCGGATCGTTGATTATGACAAGGCCTTGGTTGCCCTGAAAGATCACCCCGAAATGAAAGCTCTTGTCGAGCAGCTTGCCAACCGTGCGGTTCGCGCCGGTATCGAAGTTGCTGGCGTCGAGCGCTTTGAAGAACAGAGGGCCGCATAATGAGCGCTGTCATTGAAATGCAAACTCGCCCGTCAAATGTTCCTGCTTTTATGGCCGGAGCGCAGGTTGGCGCAATCATTCCACGCAGCATTGAAGAAATGTGGCGTGTATCAACGATGGTCGTTCGTGCCGGTCTGGCACCGCAAGCCCTTGTCGGCAAGAAGGAAGGCGAAGAAGCTGTAAGCGCCGTGGCTATCGCCGTGATGGCTGGTGCCGAACTTGGCCTGCCGCCAATGGTAGCCCTCCGTAGTTTCACCGTTATCGGCGGACGCCCTGCGCTTTATGGTGATGGCATCATCAATGTTGCCCGCCGATCCCGTAAGGCTGCTTATATTCGCACCGGATATGATGAAGCCCGAAAATGCGGATGGTGTGAAGCCAAGCGAGCAGACAGCGGAGAAGAAAAGCGCGTTGAGTTTTCTGAAGCTGATGCTCGGTCTGCCGGCCTGTGGGATGACCGCAAAATGGTCAGGCGCAAGATTTATGGAGAATTCAAGGAAGTCCCGAACGATGCGCCTTGGTTCCGATATCCGAAGCGCATGCTTGCGTGGCGCGCTGCCGGTTACTGCCTGCGCGAACTTTTTGCAGATGTTCTTGGTGGCATTACCGACGAATTCGAAGCAAACGAGATTGCCGGGAGCGATGAACCAGTAAACGTCACGCCACCATCGCCGCCGAGCCCGCCTTCCCCGCCATCGCCTGCCATTGCTGCGTCGAAAGAGGAAGTCATTGAAGAAGCCGAAATCGTCAATGACGGTGAGGCCTTCGACATTGAAGCCTTCTTGTCCGAGGTCGATGAAGCCATGGCGACCGGCAAGACTGAGGAAGAAATCGTAGAAATCTGGGACGACTTCGACGTTGAAGCGACGTTGACCGAGGATGAAGAAGCGCTTCAGCGTGCCTTTGACCTTCGCAAGCACCAGATCGCCCGCGTTCTTCGCGCAATGCTCAACTCTCACCCTGTCAACGCGGGGTGAGCCATGAGCAAGCGAGAAAAGCCAATTTATGGTTTCGTTCGTAAGGGGAATGCACTTGTCCCGGCCATGGAATTCGATATGGCCGCGCTGGACAGCATTCGCAACGGAGAACTGGTGAAGGTCGAAATAAAACAGTTCCGCAATGTCTCCCGTCATCGTGCCTATTGGGCAATGATACAAGAAGTCGTTGACGGCTACGGTTTGAATTATAGCGCCGACCGCCTGCATGAAATCATTAAGCTTGAGACGGGCGTAGTTGATTTGGTCCGCTTGCCGGACGGCCTAAAGGTTCAACTCCCCGGTTCAATTTCCTTCGACAAAATGAGCGAGGCTGAGTTCCAAGCTTTCTTCAAGAAGGCTGAGAAGTGGCTTGCCGAAACCTACGGCTATGTCCGTGAGGAGGTTGCGTGATGATCCCCTCTGTCATTGCAAAATTGTTCAACTGGCTTTTCCCCGAACCGGAGCGCCGCGACCTTCAGGCAGAGATTACCGCCAAGATAGCGGAAATCGAGACGGCCAAGCGCCAGCATCGCCCGCGAAGCCACCTTTACGACGAACTCAACGGCTTGATGGCCGAGCAACTGGCCGAAGAACTCGGCTATGCGAGGCACTGATATGGCCCGGAAAGAATTCACCCGGAAAATCCGTAATGCCGCCATCGAGCGCGCTGCCGGTCACTGCGAAAAGTGCAAGGCCGCTCTCAAAAAGGGAGAGGCCGAAGTAGACCACATTTTGCCTGATGTTCTCGGCGGCGAGCCCGTATTGGCTAATGCTCAGGTGCTTTGCCAGCAGTGCCATGCTGAAAAGACGGCAGACGATATTCGCCGCACCCGTAAGGCCGACCGCCAGCGGGACAAGAACAACGGCGCTATCAAGCCTTCTTCCAAGCTGGCGAAAACCATCAAAGAGCCGAAGCGCCTTTCCAAGCCCCTCCCCGAATGGAAACGCCGCATTTACGCGAGCACGGAGGTCCAGCCATGACCACCCTACCGGAAGAAGCCGTGACCAGTGCAACCCGTCGCCCATGGAAGAATAATTCGCCAGACGAGACACTTATTCTCGGACCCGAAAACCAGCTTGTGGCAACGACCCGGTTGGATGAGGAAGACTATCAGGCGAATTACGATAACCGCGAGAAAGATGCGGCGTTAATCGTAAAGGCCGTTAATGCCCACGATCCTGCATTCAAGGCGCTTCGAGAAGCCTACACGGCACTGGCCTTCGCCTTTAATCGCCTCAATTCATCTGCGCGAACGCGAGACGGCGAACTGTGCCGAGATTTTGGCAGAGTGCGTGGGAACATTGAAACCGTGTTCCGCAACGCGGGAGAAAAGCTATGACGATTTCCGAACAAGTCGTGAAGGCTATGCCAGAGCGAATTTACGCGGCGAAGAAGACTGAAGGATCGAACTGCGTTGTAAGCTTCGATACGCCCAGCCTTGACTACAACGTCGAGTACGTCCGTGCCGATCTGGTCCCCTTCCTCCCCGTGCAAGGGGCTGTGAAGCGTCCTGTGAAGGCTTTGCCTAGCCAAGACGAGCTGCGCACATTGCTGCGGTATGAGCCGGAGACGGGCAAATTATTCTGGCGCGAGCGTCAAGCCCATCAAATGAAGGGCATAGACCCGACAAGACGGGAGTGGGCCGCACGGCAATTTAACAGCCGTTACGCTGGTAAAGAGGCATTTACGTCATCTGATAAACTTGGTTACCGGCATGGGAAAATCAATTGGCTAAATTATCAGGCGCATCGTGTCATCTGGAAGCTTGTCCATGGTGAAGACCCGCAGGTCATAGATCACATAAATCGCGATCCATCTGACAACCGCATTGTTAATCTACGCAACTGCACCATTGCAGAAAACAGCCGTAATTACTCCAAGCCGAACAAAGCGTCTGGTTATCGCGGTGTGTGTTGGGTGAAGCGCGATAAGGCGTGGGCTGCTCGCATTTCCAATGGGCGCGGCGGGAAAGTAAGCCTCGGAAATTTCAAGAACGAAGTGGACGCAGCGCGGGCTTATGACGCTGCTGCAAGGTCTCTTCATGGCGAGTTTGCCACTCTCAACTTCCCTGACGAGGTGCAGATATGACTGTCGTAAAAAAACTGGAGTGGAACGAATACAACGACGAACAGGGTATACCTGACCGTTGGGACGCTGAAGCATCAAGCTTCGGTGTATTCTACAGCATCGAAATTCAGCACGATGGCTACCGCGTAGTGTTCGACCACGAAGCCGTTGGCGCGGTTGGTGTATTCGACACTCTTGAAGCCGCCAAAGCCGCCGCACAGGCCGACTATGAGGCTCGCGTCATGTCCGCAATCGAACCCGTTGTTCCGGTTTCGCGGCCATCCGCAGCGCGTGAGCTGGCGTTGGATGTAGAATTCGCCACGATCCGGGCGATGATATACTGCTACGAGGGTGATAGCGCACAAGCGTTTGAGGCTCAGAAGGCGCTCGCCAATATCTGGAACGCCATCCGCGCCCTGTCCTCCCCGTACCATGCCGACACCGGTAAGGTCGAGGGGGATGGGTGGAAGCCAATAGAAAGCGCGCCGAAGGATGGGACGCCGGTTCTAATAGCGTGGCAAGCGGTAGCCTCTGTTCGCGGAGAAAAGCAGTGGTTTCAAACTGTCGCACATTATGACGATAGCTTTGAAATTGCAGGATATGACGAAGAAACAGGTGATGCGCATAAAAGAGGCGCATGGACAGATGGCGCTGTAGCATCTTGGGCGTATGAAGAAATCCGCGAAATAAGCCCCACCCACTGGCGTCCTCTCCCCTCTGCACCAGCTTCGGAGGGCGCGGAATGAGCAAGCTCGGACCGAAGCAAGCGCAGATGCTCCGCGATATCGTCAAAACGAATGGCGGCGGCATTTCTGGCTATTCGCTGGATCAGCGTGTCATGCGCTCATTGGAAGCCAAGGGACTGATCCAAGGAAAACTCAATCAGGCCAGCGTGGCGGTCCACACCCGCGCCGGGCTTGAGTGGGTGCGCAACCATCCGGCCCACCCATCAGGAGGCGACCGCCATGGCGAGTGAACTACTGCCTTGGCCGAACTATGATCCGCGCAAATGGTCAGAGCAGCATATTCGGCATGGTCATTCTTCCAGGATTGATGGGCGTGGAGACAGCCCAACGTACACCTCTTGGCAGTCGATGTTGTCGCGCTGCAAGTATGTGGACCGGGACCAGCACAACAAGCATGTTGGGCGAGGAATAACCGTCTGCGAGCGCTGGAAGTCGTTTGAAGCCTTTCTTGAAGATATGGGCGAAAGGCCAGATGGCAAAACACTGGATCGCATCGACAATAATGGCAACTACGAGCCGGGCAATTGTCGATGGGCAACGCCAGTTCAACAGGCGCGGAACCGAAGGAATAAGCGCTTGGATTTCAGCACAGCTGTTGAGGTAGCACTTGCCCGCCTCCGAGGCGAGGAATGTAAGTCCATTGCCGCACGGTTTGGGATTAGCGAAAGCCTACCTCGTGAAATTGTGAGCCGAAGAACTTGGGTAGACGCTGCTGATCTCGCTCATTCCATATATGATAGGAGCCAAAACCATGGCTGATTTACTGCCCTGCCCGTTTTGCAGTAAAACCATGATGTTACGTAGTGCTTTATGGCCTTCCGAAGGCGATGCGGATGCCATCATCCATGCTTTTCCTACAGACTGCCCTATGGTTGGCTTTAGTGACGGATCGGCTGATGGCAGCATAATTGAAAAATGGAATTGCAGTTTATCCAACGAGGATGACTTCCCCTCTGATGGGTCGTGTGTTCGCTGCGGTTCTGTACCTCGCAATGCGAACGGCCTTTGCAACACGTGTTTGGACGAAGATGCGGAGCATCTAGAGAACACTCGCCCCACCCCCGTTGCTCCCGTATCGCCGGATGCTACCGGCAAGTGCGGGGAGTTGGTGACGGTGCTGTGGGGAAATGCCCGATCTTTGTCACAGCCCCACGATCCTGTTGTTTGGGAACGTGTATGCGCTTCCTATCCTAGACCGTATTACACCGTAGAACTCGTCACCCGCTCGCAGGCTGAGGAGCTATTGGCGGCGGAACGGGCGGATAAGCGCATATGGATGGAGAAGGCGGCTATTGAGGCCGAACGCGTTGAACGTCTAGAAACCGACAACGCGGCGCTGACTGCGCGGGTTAAGGAGTTGGATCGGTGCCATGAAGGTACAATAGACCTGTGCCTTCGGAAAACAGCGCAGATCGAAGTCCTTGAAGCCAAGCTCGCGGCGGCTGAAAAGTCCAAGGATGCCATGCGTAAGGCGGCAGTAGATTATTGCTGGCAGAGATACAAGGGCCGCGATCCGATGAACCTCAAAGACCCCGCAGTCTTCACGTCTCACGAATGGGAGAAGATCGGGGAAGTTATGGACGAAGCTGCCCGCGCAGCGCTGGGAGGGAAGCCGTTATGAGCCAGCCGAGCGAAACAGAAATCCAGAACGCCATCGAATATGCGATGCGCTGCCATCCTGTCGAGGAAGAGCATGAAGGCGAGGACGGAGCTTGGATCGCTGAGATTTACTACGCGACCAGTTTGACGCCGTTCGTCATGTGCCTACTTCGAGAATTGAAGGTGATTTCATGAGCCAGACCCTCATTACCCGTCTCTCCAAGCTAGACGCGCCTGACAGGGAAGCGGATGCGGAGATTTACATCCGTTTCAATATACCAGCAGAACGCGCAGGCAGGATCGATTATTCAAATGGAATGGTGGGCTGGTGGCCAAAGGACGGCCCTTATGTGTCCGCCGTCACCGTTCCCGCCTACACCGCCTCTATCGACGCCGTTATCGCGCTGGCTGAGAGGGTGTTGCCGGGGAAGGCCCGTAAAATTGTTTGGCAAGAAGGCAAGGCAATTGTTGTTATCAGTCAAGCTGCTCGCTTACATGTAGTGGCTCCAACCATAGTTCAGACCCACAGTAGTGCCGCCATCGCCGCCTGCATCGCCATCTTGCGCGCAAAGGAGGCAAGCAAGCCATGAGTGAGAGCCTTGTATTCCGCAAAAGCCTTAAACAGCCGGATGCCTATAATCTCGTGATCCGCCGACACGACCTCTCCGGCGTCGAATACGAACACATCTGCACGGTATCGACTGAAACCGCCGTAGAAATGAACCGTCTAGCTGAACGTGGGATTGGTTTTTTACACAGCCATCCTTATCAATGGGGAACCAGCAATGCCGAGTAAGGAACACGAAGCGCTTGTCGAGAAAGTGGCAAAGGCTATCAACGGACCTTTCCGCCCTGTGCCGGAAGGATCGCCGTACACGCTGGATCAGCTTCGCGATATTCACTGGCAACAGATCAATGACGTGGAACGAAAGCTGTGCTTGTCCGGTGCAAAAGCCGCCATCTCCGCCATCCGCGAAGCTGTACAGGAGCCGAATGAGGCGATGATCGACGCTGCGGTTTCGGCTTGGAACAGGCGTATGGAAGCACGCGCATTGGGCGGCACCTTATTGTTCGGCGGCAATCCGCAGGAAACCATGTCCGCAAACTGGTGCGCCATGCTCGCCGCCTCCGCACTTGGGGAGCAGAGCGAATGAAGCTGACACGCGAACAGGCTCAAGCCTTTGTCGATACGCTTTTTCCATGCGGAGATGATGCGTATCTCTACAGCCCGACCCGCACATATTTTGCCGCCCTGATCGGTGATGTTCCTAATAGCCGCCCGTACCGTGACGACGATCCGAACCAAGAGAAGCTTCGCCAGATGGCCGATATCCTTCGCCAGATCGCGGACCATATCGAAGTCAGCGGCGAGACGGTGCAGCGCCAAGCCCTGAAAGGCGGTGACAACCATGGCTAAGCTGACATGGGGCGATATTCTCGTTGCCAGCTTTTCAGCATGTCTTGCATGCGGGCCTGACGAGCCGGTCGACAAAAGAACGCTATCCACCGACCTCGAAAAAATACTGCTCGTTTCAGGTCGAGCGCGAGAAGGCCGCGCCGCACTGCGGGAAAGGGAGTGAGGATGTCACGTTCCGCCCCAGTTGTTGCCGCCGCCCGTTACTCGGTACGCGTTGATGTGCGAGACGAGAAGCTGAACCTTCTTCGCTCCGCATTTCGAGCAACGCAACTTATGCGCAAGGTCTTTATAAAGCGCGCCATGATCTGGGCCGAGCTTTTCAATCAGGGTATCAATGTCAAACCGCTTACTGTGGTGGCACCCGTTGCAGTACGCGGTAATCAAATATCCGTGCCGTTTGAAATCACCCAACGTACCGACCGTTCCCGATCTATCCATGACAGCCTCCAAGGCTGGCTGTCTTATACCGTGAACAAAACGAATACAAATCACAATCCAAGAGGTGGAGAATGACCAAGAGAGCCGCAATCAAGCAGGCCGATCTTCGCCGCATGGCTGCAATAGCCAAGCAGGAAGGCGTCAAGATCGAGGCCGTAATAGATGGTGCGATTTATCGCGTATCTCCCGATATCCCCGTTGCGAACAGCAATGAGGCTATTGGCAAAAAGGCTACGGTGCGCTTGTAATGCCAGACATGCCAAGAAAGCTGCCTGTTCACGTTGTCCGCGAAGTGACGCGCCATAAAACTGTAAAGTTCTATTTCCGTCGAGGAAAAGGGCCTCGCATACGTCTGCCTGACGATCTTAATTCAGAGGAGTTCAAGCAGGCATACGCTGCGGCTTTGGCTGGGAGAATGATTTTCAAACGTCCAACTGATGCCCCAGTGCAGAGCCTTCGCTGGCTTGTGGATCGATATAAGGAAAGCGGTAAGTGGAAGGGCTACTCAGCAGCAACCCGAAAGCAGCAGGAGAACTTCTTTCTCGATGCAATAAAGAAATCTGACAATG